CCGTACCCCTTGGGGTTGGCGGGCCCGGTCCACAGCCAACAGTCACCGACATCCAGGCGTGCCCACAGGCGCTCCGTCACACTCGGAGCGCCTGGGCCACGCGCGCCCATCAGTCGTCGCCGAATAGATCGTCTGTTGAGACAGACGACACGGGTGCCTTATAAGCGGCCTTGTAGAGATTCGCTGGTTGGTAACCCCGAGTCGTTGGCTTCGCACGGCCGGTCAGCGCCAACGTCAACGTTGCGCCTTCCTCGATGGACTTCTCACCTGCCGCCCTGACCGCTTCCGCGATCGCGACCTCGGCCGACGTGCCTGAACCTTCGGCAGCCTCGAAGTTGCGGCCGCCCTTAGCCCAAATGGCGCGCACGCCATCGTCGTCGTCATCGTCACGCAACTCTGTGGCGAGTTCGATGTAGGTCAACAGGCGCGGACGCCCATCATCCCAGGTGAGTTCTTTCCCTGAGCCGAACTCACGCTGTGTGCGCCGCTCGACAAGCTGGATGGTGCCTTTGATCTTGTCGCCGACATTCTCGGGTGACCAGGAGCGACCCCCGCCACCAAGTTCACTGATACTCAATCCCATAGCTATTTCCCTCTCCGTTTCCGGGTTGATACAGCCGGGCCGCTGGATTGCAGCGCGGCTGGTTTCTCGGGCCAACCCAACTCGAAGTCGGCCTCGACCTTTGACAGCAACGAGAGAACCTCGTTGGCTTGATCGACTGTAGTGATCCCCTGCTTGGGAGTGGGGAGCCCGGCGGGCCACAGCCGCAGCAGAAGTTTCGTCGCGCCCTCGTTCTGGGCAACGTAGGAGAGCCGCAGCTTGGCCCAGTCGACCAGTTCCGCAACCTCGTCGGGCTGGTCGACTGGCGCGTCGGTGAGCCCGTCGCCGTTCGCGATCGGCTGGATCACTGGATCGGCGACGGACTCGACGGGTTGTTCCACATCGGCTGTCAACCCAACCGTCGTCGGTTCTGGGCCCGCAGCAGTCGCCTTCGAGAACTCGAACTCACCCGCCCGCCAGTTCTTGCGCCACAACTTGACCTGGCTGACGATATACGCACCGAAGCCTCCGACTTCCAGGTCGCACCACAGGAACTCGCAGATGCCTTGATCGACCGGCATGTGCACAATCAGGGCCCATTTCTGATTGATCGCAGGCGTATCTTCGAACTCATCGGTGACGACGTTGTAGAACTGACCGCCCGCGTACAGGAACGACTGCACCGCGTACGACGGCATCGAGTACTCCATCTTGTCGCCCGTTTTCAGGTCGCCGATCAGCAGCGTTCCGATCGGCAGCGTCTCACCGTCCGGTGTGATCAGCACACGCGTCGTGCGGTACAAACGGTCAGCGGTCCCCGCACAGCGGTACTCCACATTGACCGTGTGGAACTCGAAGCGCTCACTTACGAGCCCCAACTCATTCATCGCCTCGTTGTACGCAATCAGCGACGACAGGTACGGCTCCGGTGGCGAGAACTTCTCGTCGTTCTCCCACCGCACCGACATGGCGTGCAGGGCGGTGCCGATGTCAGCCGCCTGCGCTCCGCGCCCGGCACTGATCGAATCGTCACGCAGTTTCGTTTTCTCTTTGTTCTGGCCCTTGTCATCCAAGTCGAGCGCGCACCACCGCGCCTGCAACGCCCGGTCCCCGGCGACACCGAGAGCGGCGCGGTCGATCCGCCACGCAGTAAGAGCCGATTTATCATCCAACGGGTCCGCGAAGCTGGAAGGTCGCGAGTACCTCTCGCCCTTCCCGTTTACCACCACTTGCGGAGCACCATTCGCACGCCGGTAATCCGTCCGCGTGGTCGGCTCAATCTCGTCCAAATCCAAACTCATGCGTGGCTCCGATCACAGGTGCGGCATTGACGCTTGCCGTTCGACATGCGGAGGTTCGCTCCGCTGAGTTCATGTCCGTGGATGCAACGCGCTCGACGCGAGTTGATGGACGCTGGCGCGATCGGTGATCGCATGAGGTTCTCTCGACAGGTGACGAGTTCGAGATGATCGGGGTTGACGCAGATCGGCACGCGACATAGATGGTCGAGTTGCATGTTGTTCGGGATCGGCCCGACGAGTAGCTCCCATGCAACGCGATGCGCGCCCTGCAACTTGCCGTCCAGTTGGAAGCCGCCGTAGCCGTTGCCTGACCGACACGCGGTCCAGAGCCAACAGGGGCCAGCCGCATCGACCTTGTTCCAGAATCGGTCGAGGCTCATGGCTGCATCACTCGCAGCGCGTACTGATCGACGTAGTTGGCGACCCCCTGATGGCTCGCGGCGAGCAGGTACAGGTCGAGCGCGACCTTCGCCAGTTCACGCTCGTTGGCGGTCTGGCCGTTCTCGACGAAGCCCTCCAACATGTGCATGAACGGAGTATGAGCGAGGGATGTGACGGTCATGATTCGATCCTGACGTGTGGGTGTGGCACTCGGTCGATCGTGGACTTCGCAGTAGAAGCCGCTTTCACACATCGGACAGTTCATGGTCGAACCGCCTGCAGCCACAACTTCGAGTACGCGGCGGGTGTCATCACGAACCGCCACGTCCCGCCACGCACGCGTAGCATCACCACCGAATGAGCGAGCCCACCATTGACAGCTTGCGCCTCTGCCTCCAACGGTTTGCGCACGACGCCGACCGCGACTACATCGCTGCTGCGGCTCACTACCTGAACTGCTGTGTCTGGCACGCCGTCGATGTCCCCCTCGTCGTCGAGTCGCCCGGCCCCCAGCTTGCGCCGGGCTTTGACGCCCAGCAGTTCGCTGAGTAGCTCGGCGGCTTGTCGTTCGGCGATGTCGCCTTTGCGCTTCGCCGAGCCGGTCACTTGCGCTCCGGTGGGTAGCAGCGGACGAGCCCGTTGACGACGAAGCGGTTGAGCGACAGGTTCGCTTCTGCGGCCTGTCTGATCAACTGTTCTCGGTAGTGCCAGGGCACCTTCACGTTGAGTTGGACGGCGATGTCCTGGGGGTCGACGCGCTCGCGCCCCGCTGGCTCGGTCAGGGTCGGTTCATTGCTCATCCCCGTAGCGTAGCACAGACTACTCTCGGGGTAATAGCCTATTACTTTGTTATCCGAGAAGTGGGTACTGTCGGCTCATGCTTTCAGCAATCATGACCAAACCCGACTTCGCCGAAGTGATGTTCCTCGTCGCCTTCATCATCTTCCTCATCGAAGTCATCGTGATGATCACCAAGACAGCCGCGATCCCCGCAGGACTGCTCACCGTCGCCGGGCTCGCCTGCCTCGCGCTCGGCTTCCTCGCCCTGTAGCGGGCGTTCTGCCACAATGGCGTCGTGATCAGAGGCGACGCTGAGAAGAAGCAGACCTACATCGAATGGCTCTGCACGCCCAAGAAGGAACGCGACCCCGCCACGCAAGAAGAACTCGCACGACGCCTACGTCTCAGTACCGGCACCCTCACCAAGTGGAAGTCCGACCCACGCTTCGTGGAGAAGTGGGACCAGCACTATCTCACCACCATCGGCAGTCCTGAACGCAAACAAGCCTTGCTCGACACCCTGTATCGCACCGGCACCGACGCCGATGATCCCCGCCACGTCCAAGCCGCTGCCAAGTACATGGAACTCGTCGAGGGGCTCAAGCCACAGAAGTTGGATATCACCGTCCATCGCCCGGCGAAAGACCTCAGCGACGAAGAACTCGACGCGATCGCAGCGCAGTACGTCGCGCGTGAACGCGAAGCCAGGGAGCAAGAGAAGGCGTCGTGACACAGCCGGGGCGCTCGGGATTCGAGGCGAAAACACGCGAGCCGGAACGCCGTGCCCTGTTCGACATCGTTCGACGACTCACCGCCCTCGACGGTGGCGGCTCCACGCCCAACCCAGGGCTCGCCGATGAAGTGTTCATCGGTAACACCCAGCCGCCCGCGCCCGAGAACTATGAACTGTGGTACGACCCCGACGCCACCGGCACCAGTGTCGGCACGTTGCAGTTCGACTCCGATCCGCTCGTCTACCCCGGCTCACCGATCACCACCACCGCCGTCCAAATCTGTTCGCTCGATCTGGGTG